TCAAGAGCAACGACCAGGGGGCGCGGGCCTATCAGGCCGACGAGTTCGACATCATCATCCTCGACGAAGAGCACGACTCGGCCGTGTTCGGCGAGTGCCTGATGCGGCTCGGTCGGAGGCCGTGGAAGGGCTGCTACATCCTCCTGAGTATGACGCCGCTCAAAGGCATGACGTGGGTATACGACGACTTCCAGTCGGAGCCAAAGCCGGGCTACCGCTACGCTGAGATCGACGGGCGCGACAACCCATACATCGACCAAGCTGGGCGGGCTCAGCGCATGGCGCGATACGGCGAGCACGAGAAGGCGGCACGCGAGAGCGGTAAGTTCGTGGCGCTCGAAGGGCTGGTCTACACCGGATGGAGCCGTGGCGTTCACCTCGTCCCGGCTACGCCTTGCCCTGCCGAGTGGCGCAGGGTGGCGGGCATCGACTTCGGCACGAGCAACCCGTTCGCGTGTTGCCTGTTCGCGATCGACCCGCGCGACGACGTGCTCCACCTGCTCGCGACGCACTATCAGGCAGGCTTGCGGTGGGAGGAGCACGCCGTCAAGCTGCGGGCGATGTTCGAGGCGCACGGGTGGCCAGAGACGATCTGGGCCGACCCCGAGGAGGCGAATGGGCGCATGACGCTGCGGAACCTCGGCATCGACACCCGCGCCGCGAGGAAGGACATCCGGCCCGGCCTCAACGCGGTCGCCTCGCGGCTCGCGCTCGACGCGCAGGGCTACCCGCACCTCGTCGTACACGACACGGTGAGCAATCGGCCGTTCGTTCGCGAGATCGAAGGCTACGTCTGGGCACCTCGCACCGGGGCGAAGGACTCGCCCGACTTGCCGCTCAAAGCCAACGATCATGCCTGCTTTCCGGCCGGAACGATGGTCGCGACTCCCAACGGTCCAAAGGCGATCGAACGCTTCTTGATGGAGCCGGGGCCGGTCCTTGCGTGGGGCGCCGACGGGCTGGTAACTGCCGATGCTGTGGGCCTCACCACGGGCGTTCAGCCCGTCGTACGTGCCATGTTCGGTGATGGTAGCGAGGTCACTGCGACGCCTGACCATCCCTTCATGGAGGAAACCGGGGCATGGGCTCGCCTTGATGCCTTGCGCTACGCGGTGCGCTATGATACGATGCGGTATGATCGACCCCATCGTGATTTCTTCGGCTTGTCAGGAGTGGAACGGAAATCGGTACTACCTGTGCGGCGCGTACTTCGCGAACACAGCGCTGAGCCCGAGGCGCCTGCATCGTGCGGTGTGGGAGCAGGCCAATGGCAAGCCCCCGGCTGGCTGTCACGTACACCACAGCAACGGCGACCGGCACGACAACCGTTTGGGGAACCTGGAGTTGCTACCGGCGGCACTTCACCTCTCCGAGCACATGACGACGGAGCGTCGCGAGGCTGCGCGGGATCGCATGGTGACCAAGTTGCAACCCTTGGCGAAGGAGTGGCACGGTTCCCCCGAGGGCCGCGAATGGCACCGGGCTCACATGCGGAGGCTTCACGAGCAACAGGTGCTATCGGCTCCGGTGGAGACGACGTGTTCGGTTTGCGGGTCCGTAACGACGGTCAATGGCGCGTGGCGAACCGTGGCCTATTGCTCGACTCGATGCAAGACCTCGGCGCTGCGCAAGAGGATGACCACGGGGGAGCATCGCCCCGCCGAGCGGAAACAAGGGATGTGCGGCGCGGAGACGAAGGCGGGGCCGTGCCGCAGGTGGCCGCGCAAGGGAACGGCTCGTTGTCGTTGGCACGAGTAGTAGCGATCGAGTCTGCTGGGGTCGCGCCGACCTACAACCTCACTGTGCCGGGTGTCGGCACGTTTCTGCTGGCAGATGGGACGATCGTGCATAACTGCGACGCCGCTCGCTACGCGGTCTACAACCTCGCGGCGAGCGTGGTGGACTGGGGGGCGTCGTACTGAGCGCCTTGACAACTTGGCATAGCCATGCCACGATGTCAGCATGGCGTGGCGCTTCCCGACGATTGCCGATCTGGCGAAGGCCATCGGCTACAGCTACGAGGAGCCGGCGCAGCTTCCGCAGGTGGGCGCGTCATCGTCGCCCGCGGGGCCGAGCTTCGACCCTCACGCCTCGATGGCCGCGTTCGCGACGTTCCCATGGGTGCGGGCGTGCATCAATGCCATCGCCGACGATCTGAGCGGCTTGCCGCTGCGGCTGACGCGCGGCGAGGGTGCGAACGAGCAGGTAATCGACCGCCATCCGGTGCTCGACCTGTTGGCGCAGCCGACCACGACCGCTGACCGGACGATGTGGGAGCGGCAGCTCATCACCTACTGGCTTCCGACCGGCACCGCGACGATCCTCCTGGTCGGCGAGCGCGAGCCGGTGAGCCTGCCCCTGCTCCACCCGGAGACGGTGAAGCCGGTCATGGACGAGTACGGGATGCTGGAGGGCGTCGAATGGTCGCCCAAGGCGGGCCAGCGCCGCTACTTCCCCGCCGGCTCCGTCGCGCTCGTGTCGCTGACCTCGTGGCAGACCGGCGCGGCCTCGCTGGTCGGCGAGGGCATGATTTCCGCGCTCGTGGACGACCTGAACGCCGAGCGAGGCGCGGCCAAGCTGGCGGCCAAGCAGGCGAATCGTGGTCGCCCCGACGTGCTCCTCTCCCCCGTGGACAAGGACCAGCAGCTCACCAAGGAGCAGCGCGAGCAAATCGCCGTTTCCTATGCCGCGTTCAGCGCATCGAAGGCGCCCGCGTTCGTGATGTCGGGTGCGATCAAGGCCGACTATCCGACCTACTCGCTCCGAGACATGGAGTTCGGCGAGCAACGCAAGATGACGCGCGAGACGGTGCTTGGCCTGTTCGGCGTGCCACCTACACGCGTGGGTTTGCCGACCGCCAACTACGCCACCTCGAAGCAGCAAGATCAGGTCTACTGGCAGGGCCTCAAAGCGCACGCCGCGGTGATCGACGCCGCGCTGACCCGCATCGCTCGCCGGTTCGATCCGTCGCTTCGGTTGGCGCACGACTTCTCGTCGGTGCCGGCGTTCCAGGAGTCACGAGACGCGCGCCTTGACCGCGTGGCAACGTGGGTCGCGTTGGGCGCCGATGCGGCCGAGGCCGCCGCTTACGAGGGCTTCGCCGATGCCCCGCTGACGATGGGCGAGGACGAGCCCGACGAGGAGGAGGTAGCACCCCCGGCCAAGTCCATCCTCCACCTGTTCCGCGAGGTCAACGGCGACGACGTGCCCGCATCGACCGTGATGGCGGTGCCGGTGGGCGAGGAGGCCCGGTCGAAGGCTTGGGGCGATTGGGTGGCGAAGATTCACACGCCCGCCGAGGTCAAGCTGGCGCGGGCGACGATGGCCGCGCTCAAACGGCAGGGCGCGCGGGTAGCCGCCCGTCTGGAGACGATGCCGGTGGAGCTCGCCGCGGGCGCCGAGGTCCGCAAAGACCTTGCCGCCGACATCATGCGCTGGCTCTTCCCCGCCGACGAGGCGCGCATGTGGGCGGACTCGATGCGCCTCCCCCTGCGAGAGACGGTGCGCGCGGGCTTCCGCGACGGCGCCGAGCAGCTCGGCAAGGATTGGGTGTGGAGCGGCAGCGAGGCCGACCCGCTGACGGAGCGCCGGCTCGCCGAGTTCGTGACGTTCACCGACCAGCCGACCAAGGCGAAGGTCCGGGCCGCGGTGCAAGAGGGCATCGACGCGGGCGAGACGGTCAACGAGCTCGGCATCCGTGTGCGGGATTGCGGCGCGTTCTCGCCGTCGCGCGCCCTGACCATCGCGCGCACCGAGACGACGCGCAGCCTGAGTGGCGGTCACACGGCGGCCTATCGCCGGTTCGCTGACGAGACGGGCGCGAACGTCAAGAAGCAGTGGCTATCCGCCCGTGATTCGTCCGTGCGCGATGCCCACGCATTCCTCGACGGGCAGACCGTCGGCGTCGGCGAGTTGTTCACCGTGCCCGCCGGCTCCGAGTTCGCCGGGGCGACCGCGGAAGGACCAGGGGGATTCGCCGCCGCTGGCCTCGTGTGTAACTGCCGATGCACCACCGTTCCCGTCATCGAGGAGGCCGCATGAGCGACCATCGTACCGTTCTCGCTGTTCGCAAGTCGCTCACCATTGACGGCGTTGAGCGTCAGGTGTTCGTGGCCTCCACCGCCGCATCCGACCGCATGGACGATGTGATCGACCAAGCAAGCTGGAAGCTCGACAACTACCGGCAGAACCCGGTGGTGCTCACCGATCACGACTATCGCGCCGGCAACGTCGTCGGTCGTGGCGAGGTGTCCATCATGGAAGGCGTCGGCCTCGTGCTCGATGTCGTCAAGTGGAGCAGCAAGGAGTACGCGCAGGCGGTCAAGCTCGACGTGGAGGAGGGCATCATCAACGCCGTGAGCGTTGGCCTTCGCCCCGGTCGGCGGGTGGCGCGCCGCTCGCTGCCCTCGACGGACCCGCTCTACCTCGCCGAAGGCTACGGCGAAGTGTACTACGACTGCGACCTGCTCGAAATCAGCATCGTGGCGGTGCCGGCCAACCCCGAAGCGGTGGCCGTTCGCGCGGCGCAGAAAGCGAGCGCCGACGAAATCGCCGATGCGCTGCTTGACAAACTGGCACACGATCCGGCGCGGCGTGCTATCATGCGTGACATGTTGGCAAACCCAGACAGCGTGGCGCATCTGTTCGCCACCGAGCCGGCCGACGAAGCTTCCTCCCTCTCCCACCTCTTCGGAGCCTGACCATCATGGACCTCGAAATCAAGAACACCGCCGATCTCATCAAGGAGTTTCGCGGCGTCCACACCCGCCTCGGCGAGATCGACGCCTCCAACAAGGAGGCGCACGCCAAGGCCGCCGCCGACTTCGCCGAGAAGCTCCGCGGCATCGAGGAGCGGCAGGCGTTCGCCGGCAAGCGTGAGACGGCGCCGGTCGGCGGCGATGCCGCCCTGGTGTCCCGCTTCACCCGCAACGATGGCAGCATCAACCTCACCCGATCGGTGGAGCGCGCGACCTTCGCCGGCCAGCAGGTCGAGATCGTGCGCGATGGCCTCCTGACCGACGCCCCCGCGACCGAGTGGGATCGCGAGCTGAAGCAGATCGCCCTCGCCATGACCATCTTCCGCAACGTGACCGGCCGCGAGCCCGTGACCCTGAAGGGTCGGCTCCTCGCCCACTGCGCCAAGGCTCCGACCGCTGGCGGCTTCCGCGCCGCGCTCGAAAAGACCGTGCAGAAGGCCATCAGCGACACCGCCGGCTCGGGCGCCGAGTGGATTCCTGACACGCCGATCTCGGCGCTGTACGAGGACTACTTCACTCCCGCCGGCATCGCGGCCCTGTTCGGCACCACCACGATCAACGGCCCGATCATCGTGCCGAAGATCACCGACACCGGGCGCCCGTACCTGAAGGGAAAGGCGAGCACCAACGACCCCGACCAGTACACCGCATCGGACGTGACCAGCGACTCTCAGACCATCGAGGTGGCCGGCTTCGCGGCTCGCTTCCTCGTGGACGACGCGGCGACCGAGGATGCGATCTTCGCCCTCGCGCCGGAAATCGCCCGCCGGGCCGCGCGCGCCATCTCGGACGGCTACGAGGACTGCATGATCAACGGTGACAGCACCGCCACCCATCAGGACACCATCGCGAGCTGGAACATCCGCTCTCGCTGGGGCTCCGCCGGACTCGGCGGCAGCGCCGACCATCGCCGCGGATTCAAGGGCTTCCGCCGCATCGCGTTCGACCGGTCGAGCGCGGTGGACCTGACCGCCTCGCAGACCGTGGCGGGCGTCATGGGCTCCGTGGTGGGCGCCATGGGCGAGCTCGCCGCCTCCGACATCGCGCTGATCACCTCCCCCGAGGTGCTGTACCAGAAGCTGATGATCGACAGCAACGTGATCACGGTGGACAAGGCCGGCGCCCGCGCCACCTGGCTCACCGGCCAGCTCGGCAGCATCGGCGGTCACCCGCTGTTCACCTCGCGCTGGATGTCCGCCGACCTCGCGGCCACCGGCTACTACACCGCCAGCGGCTCCAAGTCGGGCCTCCTCGCGGTGTCCCGCGGCGAGTTCATGCACTACGCTTCGCGGAGCGTGGTGGTGGAGCAGGACAAGGACATCACCCGCGGCATCTACAACATCGTTGCGACCCAGCGCAAGGCGATGCGGACGCTCAGCAGCTCCACCTCGAAGGTCGTGTCCTTCGCCTACAACATGCTCTAACGAGCTGACCCCCTACCAACTTCGGAGCCTACCATGATGACCGAGTACACCGACCGCGTGAAGCTGGTTGGCAGCAACACCAACGACGTGGAATACCTGATCAACGCCTCGCTCAACAAGGGCAAGATCAAGCGGCTCTACGTCCTCCCCAACGTGGCCGTGACCGCCGACAACACCAACTACATCACGCTGGCCGTGAAGAAGGCGAGCACCACGCTCGTTTCTCGCGCTACCAACGTGGCGGGTGGCGGGATGGTCGTCGGAACGCTCATCACCCTGACCATCACCGGCACCGGCTCCGACTTGGAGCAGGACGCCGCTGGTCTGTTCGAGGTGAGCGTCACCAAGTCGGGCACCGGCCCGGCCTACGACTTCGACGTGGTTTGCGTCTACGAAGGCGTGCGCGCGTGAAGTCCTACCGGCTCGTTGGGTTGCCGCACTACCGCGGCACGATGGAGGGCTTGACCGCCCTCTGGCGTGCTGGCGAGGAGCGGGAGCTTTCCGAGTCGGCGGCCGGCTACATGCTGGCCACGTTCCCCGGCTCCATCGAGGTGGCGACGGTCGCCGCCGCGATGGAGTCTCCGCCGGTTGACAAGGCCATGCGCTCGCCCCGGAAGGGTTGAGCCATGGCGCTGATTACCGCAGCGGAGGCGCGCGGGCACATCCCGCAGTTGACCGGCACCGCCGAGGACACGCTCTTGGAGTCGTGGATTTCCCGGCTCGGCGCCGTGTTCGCGGCGTGGTGCGGCTACCCACCGGCAACGGCGGGCTCGGCGCCGACGATGGAGAGCACGAGCTACACCAGGTACTTCGACGGCCCCGGCGGGCGCGAGCTCACGCTTGACGTTTGGCCCGTCACGGCGGTTGGCTCCATCTACGATGACGCCAACTGGACGTGGGGCGCGGCGGATTTGGTGGCGTCGGGAGACTACGCCATTCTCGACGGGTCGATCGGCCTCGTGCTCCTGACCGAGACGGCCACGCATGGCGGTTGGAGCATGGCGCGACGCTCGATCAAATCGACCTTCACCGCCGGGTACACGACCGTTCCGGCAGCGTTGAAGATGGCTGCGATCTTGGCGGTGAGGAATGCTTGGAACCTGCGCGCCGAGCAGGGGCGGTCCAACGTGAGCGGTGGCGGTGTGTCGCTTGGATTGCGCGACGAGGAGTTGCTTTCCCCGGCGGTGCGGCAGGCGCTCGCGCCGTTTCGTTTGCCGCGGGCGCTCCTGTGACGGTGGCGCAGATGGAAGCGCGGCTGTCTGAGTTGCGCGGCGCGGTGCCGGCGGCGGCTCGGGACGCGCTGGGCACGCTCGGGCAGCGTTCTACGGCGGTGGTGCGCGGGCTCCTGAGCGGCAACCGGCTCGCGGTGCGCTCTGGCCGGCTCCGCAACTCCGTGAACATGGAAGTCAAGGCGACCGGCGAGGGCATCGAGTTGGAAGTGTGGGCCGGTCGTGACGCGAACGTGCGCTATGCGGCGTTGCAGGAGTTCGGCGGTGTGGTGCGACCCAAGCGCGGGCGCTTCCTCGCCATTCCGGTTGGGCCGGCAAAGACGGGCGCGGGCGTGACGAAGGGCGGCTGGGAGTCGCCACGGACGGCGCCGGTCAAGCTGCGGTTTGTGCCCATCCGTGGCGGTACGATGGGCCGGCTCGTCATGGACCAGCGCGGCAAGAGCACGACCGCATACATCCTCGTGCGCTCCGTGCGGGTGAAGCCCACCCACTACATGCGCGACACGCAAGCGGCGGCGGTCGCGGCGTTCCCTGACCTGTTCGCGGACGCGCTCCAGCGGCGGGTGAGCTGATGCCCACCAAGCTCACCACCTTGCGCGAGGGCATGGTTACCGCGCTGAGCGCCTGCACCATCGCGGGCGGCTACTACCACGACCTCAACAGCGACGGGCAGGTGATTTGCGGCGTCTACGAGTCGCCCCCGCGCTCTGGCGTGGCCGTGGTCATGCTCGCGGCTCTCGACGTGTCCAGCCGCATGGGCGAGCCCCTGGGGGCGTACACGCGCACGGCGACGTGGACGCTTGCGTGCTGGGCGCCGGCCACGGTGGACAAGCCGGCGGAACGGATGCTCGCGCAAGAGCGGCTGCTTGACGACGTGACGCGGGCGCTTGAGATCGCGGTGCGCTCCTCGTCGGGCGCCTTGTTCGGGAGCGGCTGGTACGATGTGCAACTGTTGGAGATGTCGGAAATCAGCGGGCTCAACGGCGAGGCCGCCGGCTGTGTTACCTTTGGGGCACGGTTCGAGTTCGTGAGCCGCGCGAGCAAAGTGGGGGGCGTATGAAGTCGGTCAAGGTCGAAAGCAAGGGCTACCGCGGGGAGTACCCTGCGGGCGTCTACTGGTCGCCCGGCGAGGTGCGCGAGCTCCCCCCGGAGGCGGTGGAGTCGCTGCCTGTTGGGTTGGAGGTGGTGAAGCCGCCCGCGAAGAAGGAGCCGCCCAAGTGAGTTGGCGCAGCGCCCTCGATACCTACCGCCAGCCGTTGTCGATCGACAACACGGCCGGAGGCGCGGGCGCGTTCGACGCTACGATCTCGATTCCGGCGGACTGGGATCACTTCTGGTCCAACGTCCAAAGCACCGGCTACGACATGCGCGTGACCGGCCCCGACGGCGTTACCGTCGTGACCAAGTTGGACCTCGCGAGCTTCAACACGACCACGAAGGTCGGTACGATCGAGATTCAGGACACGGCTCCCGCCGCGGGAATGCTTCAGTACTGGCTCTATTGGGGTGACTCGACCTTGGGCACGGGCCTGACCTCGTTCGTCCCGGCCTCGCCAAAGACCGGCTACGCGGACCTCGGCGCGCCGATTCCCGGCTACCTGTTCGCGGCGCAAGCGCAGGAGCGGTTGGGGGACACGTCGCCCAAAAACACGATGGCAAAGACCTCGGACACGACGGTTTTTGTATGGCTGGACTTCTCGGCGCTCATGCAAAGGCGCGTGCACACGCACCCCGCGGCGGTTGGGTCGCACGAGTACGAGTGCCTGAGCTACGTCACGGTTGCGGCGACGGCGGGGCTCACGGTCACGTCAACGGGCACGCGCTACGAGGTGGGCGCTGCAGGCGCTGCCATCGTGCGGGTGCAAATCAGCGGCGGCACCACCGCCACGGACTACATTCTCACCGTCACGGCGGTTACCACGCTTGGCCGTACTCTCACGGGCAAGGTTGAGGTGCTCGTGCGCGACATGAACGCTTAGGAGGCTCCCATGGCCTATTCTGGTTTCGGTTCTTTCGTTGGGTTTGGCTCGGAGAGCACCTGGGGAACGGCGGTAAGCCGTACCAAGTTCTTCCGCTTGCTCTCCTCCTCGCTCCGTCGCAACGTGTCCAAGGTCAAGCGTGAAACGCTGTACGAGGGCACCGGCCTCGTGTCGCGCCGCTCGTTCGTGGCGCAGGACGACGTTGGCGGGTCGGTGTCCTTCGAGGGCACTTATGAGGACATGGGCTTGATCCTGCATCATGCGATGTGGTCGAGCTCCACCACGGGGCCGTCCGGCAGCGACTACACGCACACCTACATTCTCGGCGCGACTGCCCCGACGGGCGGGCTCACCATCGAGATCGCGCAGGGCACCGGCTCCGCGATCGTGTACGAGGGCTGTCGGATCGCCAAGATCAAGATGAGCGTTGAGGCCGGCGGCCGGTGCGTGGTGGAGATCGAAATCATCGGGCAGACCTCGGGCGCGCCGACCACGGCGAGCTCCCCGACCTTCGGAACCAACGAAGTGGAGATGGAGCATCACCACTTCTCTCAAATCACCTGGAACTCGACGGCCTACGACCTTCGCACGTTCTCGCTGGAGCTCGACAACAAGTTGGACCGCCGGCAGGTACTCGGCACCAAGCTGACCGCCGATCCGAAGCCCTCGGCGCTTCGCGACGTGTCCATGATGGTGAGCAGCGACTACGAGTCGGACAACTGGCAGAACGGCTTGACCGCTCACACGCAGGCGAGCGCGGTCATCAGCGCCACCGCGTCGGCCCGGTCGATCACCGTCACCATGCACAACGCTTGGATCGAGTCGGACGAAATCGGCGTGAACACCCACGGCGTCCTCCCCGAGTCGATCAAGCTCGTTGGCCAGAGCGACGCAACCAACCGCGGCCTCGCGGTGGTGGTGGTCAACACCCAGAGCACGGCGACCGCATGAGCCTCATCAACAAGTGGAGCGAGGGCAAATGCAAGGTGGTGCCCATCACCGACGGGGGCGCCACCGTGTACGCTCGCGTTCGTGCGGCCACGCAAGGCGAGATGCAGGCGCAGGCGCTCCTACCCGGCAAGGCGGGGGCGAAGCCGAAGGCGACCGATCCCGAGGTTGCGACCGCGATGCACGAGCGGCTGCTCAACGCTTGCGTGCTCGCGCTGGGCGAGACGGAAGCCGAGTTGGAACCCTGCACCATCCAGCGGCACGAGCGCGATCCGGTGCGCCCTGGTACTCGCGGGATGCCGCTCTACGCGCTGCCCGCCGCGGTCGCGAATCAGCTATCCGGCATCGTCCTCGACCTGACGATCGGAGGCGGCTGGCGCGAAACGCTCGCGACGTTTCCCGGTCCCGCTGCTCGCGACGATGGACGCGATGGCGGCGAGGTACCGGGTGCTCCCCTCTGAACTGCGGGACATGAGCGCGGAGGACTTCGCCTTCAACCGCGCGGCCTACGATGCTGGATTTGAGCGGCGGCAACTCGCGGTGCAAAGCCTCGGCGGAAAGGCTATGGCAGTGGTGGAGGTCGGCCAATGAGCACCACGGGGGTATCGTTCAAGGTCGAGGCGCAAACGCCCGACAGCGGCGGGCCCGTTGACATGGCACGGGCGGCGGCGGCTCTTGCCCATCGGGAGGCGGAGTTGTCGGCGCAGATGCGCGGCGCGGCAGCGGCGGCTCAGGCGGCGGCGGCGGCTCAGGCGGCTGAGGCCGCGGCGATGCAGCGGGCAGCCGAGGAGGCGGCCCAATTGGCGAAGCACGCAGAAACCCTTAGCGTGGAGGAGAAGCAACTTGCCGCGGCGATCCGCGAATCCTCTGCGGCGGCGGACCTCAACGCCAAGGCACTTGGGCTCACAGGCTCGCAATACTCTCAACTCATCGCAGCGAAGGCGAAGGCGAAGGCGGAACAGGACAAACTGACCGCATCGATGTCGGCAGGCGCGAAGGGCATGGACGCCGCCGGCTACGCGGCCGGTAACCTCCGCTTCCAGATGTTCGACGTGGGGCAATCGCTCGCGATGGGCATGAACCCCATGATGGTGCTCGCGCAGCAGGGGCCGCAAGTCGCGCAGGCGTTCACGCAAGCGGGGCAGGCGGGCAGCACGATGGGCGCCACGATCAAGGCGGCGCTTGGGCCTTTGGCGGCTGCTGGTCCGATCATGCTTGCCGTTGCCCCGGCGGTGCTGGCGGCTGGCGCGGCGTACCTCTACCTGTCCGCGCAACTGGAGGAAGCCGAGGAGAAGGCCACGAAGATGGCCGCGACGGCTTCGATCGCCGCAGAGGCAAACGCAACGTGGAAGAGTGGAACGCGCGACCTCGCCGATGAGATCGGCCTGCTCAGCGGCGATCTGGACAAATACGACATCGCTGGGCGCAAGCTCTCCGAGGGCGTGGACGCTGCCGCAGCCAAGCAACGCGCCGCGCTTGATACCAGGCTCCGCGACGCGGATGCGGCCATTGTTGCCGCTCGCGCGGAGGAGAAGGGCATCGTTGCCGCATTGGAGCACAAGCGGGCGATCGAGGAGCAGATCGCCGCATTCGAGGATCGCGTAGCCGCTCGCAAGGGCGATGTTGCGACGGTCATTCTGGCGCGAGAGGAGGCGGACAAGCTGGCGGCGGCGGACAGGCTGGCGGCCAAGGCGGCGCAGGATGCGGCGGCAGCGGAGCGCAGGAAGGAGGCGGCCCGATTGGCCGCGATTGCCGCCGGAGAGGCCGAACTTCGATACGCCAAGCTGCGACTTGCCGTCACGCAAATGGAGATCGATTACGAGGGGCGCCGTCTCGATGATGAGCGATTCGCCCCGCCCCCGGTGAGCGAGTGGGAAGCCCTCGCGAACCAGATCGACCAACTCGTACCGCAGAAGACCCTGACCGACATGGAGAAGCTCGCCGAGCTTTCGGCGCGCGTGACCGAGGCCCTCGGCGGCAACAAGCTGAGCGCCGACCAAGCCGCGGCGCTTCAAGCGCAAATCGGCACCGCGAGCACGGCCATCAGCGCCGCCAGTCCGTCGGGTACGGCCGGCACCGCTGGCAAGGTGGGGCAGGCGCTATCCTCCCCGCTCTCCGCGGCGGCATCGCTCCACCCCATCGCTCAGGCGGTCTATGCGGGCCTCCAGAGCGCCGCGAACATGCAGGACGGATCGTCCGTGTTCACGGAGGCCGCCGACATGATCCAAAGCGCGCTGGGCAACCTCGGCGCGTTCGTGGAGTCGGCGTTTGCGGCGGCGGGCGACATCATCGCCAACGCGCCGCGAATGCTGGTCGAGGCGTTGCCGGAAATCCTACAGGCCGTCGCCGATGGGATTCCGATGCTCGCTCAGTCGGTCGCCGACATGGCCACAGGTCTGTTTGAGGCGCTGGCCGAGGCCCTGCCCCAAATCATCCCCGAGCTTGTGATCATCCTCGGCCAAATCTTCATCGGCGCCGTTCCTATGATCGCCCTCGCGCTGGCGTCCGCCATCCTCGACCCGGCGTTCTACGAGGCGATTGGAGAGGCGTTCGTGCGCGGCATCGAGGCGGCGTTCGAACGCATCGGCAACGTGGGCGAAGATTTGGGGCAGACGCTCGGCACCGGCACCACCGCGGGCGGCGGGTTCCAGCTCTTCGGGCTTCCGGTCGTGCAGCCGACCGCGAGCGCAAGCAACTCGGTCGTGATTCAGCCCGGCGACTTGTGGGGGGACTTCACCCGCGCGATCGGCATCGAGGCCAGCAAGCTCGGGAGGACGTGATGGGAACTCCGACGCTCTACTACTACCCGACGGGCGGCCGTGCGCTGGAAACGGTGGACCTCGGCGAAGAGTTGACCGACCTTACCGCGGTGCCGGCCATTCGGCGCGAGGATGCGATCGCCCTTGACGGGTCCATGTCTACGGTTGTTCTTGGCCCGCTTTGGGAGGTGCGGATCGTACTGGAGCGGTTTGGGTCGCCGGGGGCCAACTCCATCGAACGCAAGTTGCAGGCGCTCGCGAACCACCTGCGCCGGGGCGGCTTGTGCGGCGTGGCGCTCGACAGCGGCAAGGCGTGGTGCGGCGTGCGCCAAGGCACCTCCGGGCGCGGCTACTCCTACGCGGCCACCCGTGGCAACGCCTTCGTTGCGTGGTCGCCGTCGGCGGCGCTGGTGAGCGGCGACGAGGTGGCGATCGAAGGCTGGCCGGCGATTACCCACGAGGTCCGCGGCGTGTCGAGCATGACCGGCTCCCACCAAATCAACACCACCGAGGCGCTGGTCTACGACCATGCGGGCGGTTGGGTTCGGCATCGCGACTTCTGGCCGGTCTGCTACATGAGCGCAGAGAATGCGGCCAAAGACCCGATCACGCACGACCATCGGCGCAACTACACGCTCGATTTGCGTCTCGTGTTCTCGCCGGCCATGCTCTCCACGCTGCTTGGGAGCATTGGCACGCACGCCCCCGCGGGGGCATTTGCGCCCGGTGCGGCCACCTGGTCCCCCACCGTGTCGAGCTACGCCAAGATTCCCGGCGATGGGTCGCGGTTGGGCGCGCCGAGCGATTCGATTGGGTTGGGCCTCATCACGACGCCGACCTATTCGAGCAACGGGCGCAGCTTGGAGGAGTTGACCGGTCGCAACATGCGGACGATTTTCTCGTGAGTTGGTCCTCGCAGTTCATCAGCGACCTTGCGTCGGCCTCGCTTACGCCGATGTGGAGGCTACAGCGCGTCGAACTCCACACGGAGGCGGGCGCCGAGACGCGCATTTACTCGCACTCGGGTACGCCGCGGATTCGGCGGGTGCGGATCGACGGGGCCAAGCTCAACGACTACGACCTGACAACGACGTGGGGCCGGACGGTCGTGGAGCTCGTCGGCGATGACCTCGGGGCGCTTGCCGAGGCGGGGCCGCGGGGCACGTTCTGGGCGCTCTACCTTGGGTTCCCCGGCTACGCGGACGCCGACTTCCAGCGGGTTGCGTTTGGCCAGTGGCGCCAACTCAGCGGGCGCAAGCCAGCGTGGGTGATGGAGTTGATCGACGCGGCCACCGGGCTGCGCCAACGCCCGGTCAACGAGACGGCGGGCATGACGCTCTTCTACGACCTCGACCCCGACCTAACGACGAGCACCACCGCCGACTATGTGACGGCGGATACGACGCTCACGGTCAACAGCACGAGCGGGTTCGCCCGAAAGACCGGCGGGAACGGCATAATCCACGTCACACCAACGAGCGGCGACGCCTTCTGGCTGCGCTGGTCGGGCAGCACGGCCACGACGTTCACCGTCACCGCCACCGACGAACTCGGGAGCACGCGGGCCGACTCGCTCACCGGGTCCACAGTTGCGCGGGCGGCGCTCTTGGAGGAGCATCCGATCGTGATTGCGCTTCAGGTGCTCACCTCCACCGGGGGCGGCGCAAACGGGGCATGGGACGTTCTGCCGACCGCGTGGGGGCTCGCGGTTCCCATCGGCTATGTCGATTACTTCGACGCCTACCAGTACGCGACCCATGTTGCGGTGGTGTCGGCCGGCTCGTACAAGTGGAGCCTTGCGGTACTTGCGCCAGAGGCCGATGCGTTTGGGTGGCTCCAAACGACCCTGCGCGCGGGCGGATTCTACATGACGATGCGGCAAGGGTGCCTAACCGTGCGCGCGCAACAGCAGAGCATCGCGCCAATCTCGGCGCTGACCGACTGGCAGATTACCGATGCTGACATCGTGGAGGTGTCGCAAGAGTGGTGGAGCAGCGACCATCAGACCGAGTACGGATCGACAACGGTATCGATGGCGTCGTCGTCGTCGTCGCACACCGGCACCGTGGTTTACCAGCGGCCCGGAGAAGTCAACTACACCTACGACATGGCGGCGATCGTATTCGACAACCACGCTGCGATCCGAACGGACATGCTGAATCGGCTTGTCGAGGCGAAGGAGCGCACGCCCGAGGTGCTGACGCTCACCTTGCGCGGATGGTGGTGGGCGCAAATGTCGCCGGGCGACTTGGGCCGCGTGACCACCTCGCGGGTGGTTTCGCGTTGGTTCGGCGCGGCAGGGTTTGCCGGCAACCGGTGCAAGGTGGTGCAGGTGTCGCCATCGTGGGATTCGGCCCCGGTGACTGAGGTTACGGTGGTCGTGTACGCCTCGGAGGCTACGACGTGGGCCTGATGCCAACCAAGATCCGCAAGTGGATCGACGCGGGCGCTGTGGTGGTGCGCGAGCAAGCGCGGCCGAAGATCGACGCGACCGGTTGGGGTCTGCTCTACGTCGACCAGGTGAGCGGCAAGCTCCGCATCCACACGCTTCGCGGCGGTGACCGGACGCTCGAACCCGCTGCCGGCGGCGGCTCTGGCGATGTCGTCGGCCCGTCGTCGTCGGTCGCGTCCGAGGTGGCGCTATTCGACGGCACCACCGGCAAGCTGCTCAAACGCGCGACCGGCACCGGCCTCGCCAAGCTCACGTCGGGCGTGCTGTCGGCGGCTGCCGCGGGCACCGACTACTACGCTCCCGGCTCGACTGACGTAGCCGTAGCGGACGGAGGAACCGGGAGCAGCACGGCGGCGGGAGCGCGCACGAATCTCGGGCTGGGCGGTGCCGCGGTCCTGAGCGTGGGCACCACCGCGGGCACCGTGGCCGCGGGCGACGACTCGCGGATTACCGGGGCGGCGCAGAAATCCGCCAACCTCTCCGACCTCGCGAGCGCATCGACGGCGCGCACGAACCTCGGCCTCGGCTCGGCGGCCGTGCTCAATGCGGCCACCACCCCCGCCGCAAGCGGGCTGC